CCACGTCGTGCGCCGCGGCCTGCTCCTGCTCGGCGACGGCCTTGACGGCGGCGTCGGCGGCGAAGTAGGACTCGCGGAGGGTGGTCAGTGCGTCGAGGTCGGGGGAGGCCGCTCCTCGGAGGGAGTGGAGTTGGCGAGCGATGACGTCGCGTGCCTGTGTCAGCTCTGACAGCGAGAGAGTCTCTCCCGCGCCAACCCGACCCAGGATGCTGAGAGCCTGCTGGAGATCCATGGTGGACTTCTTTCGCGTCTGGTGTGAACAGGGACGCGGTGCCACCGCTATGAGGCTCTACACAGAGCCGATTGCCCGAAGGGTAGCCCCCTATCGGGTATTGCGCTACTCCTTGGGAGAATCTTCTGGAAGTGGGACGTCGGTCATGATCTCTTCGGCCATCAGCGCAACGGCCTTCTCGATCCGCTTCAGGCTCGCCATGACCTCGTCCAGACTCGGCGCCTTCTCCTCCGGCTCGCCCTCCGGCTTCTTCGGCGGGAAGGGATTCTCGAAGCCTTCGCCGCACTCTTCGCAGAAGCCGCCCTCCGGGTTGATGACGTGGATGTGCTCCTGCTGGGTCACGGTCAGGGAGTCGCCGCCCGCGCTGGCCGCGACGGGCCACGCGGGAGTGGGGACAAGGTGGATGCCGACCAGCGTGCGGCCACGACCGGCAGGCCACAGTTCCACACTCGGGCTGGACGCGGCGGCACGGAACAGAGTGTCCTGATCCACGCTGGGCATGACGACACCGCTGACCGCGAGACCGAAGGGGGTATCCCACGCACGGACCATCGCGAAGATGGTGTTCGCGTCGTCGCGGTGCCGGTTCACCTCACGGAAGTCCACGCCCTGCCGGGCGAGGTTGGCGTCGACGTGCTTCCCGCCGATGGTGAGCGCGCCCACCCGGATGCGGGATCCATCGGACAGGGTGAGTTCCTGCCCCGTGTGGAAGCCCTTGTGCTGACGGTCCACGTCGCCGGGGTACTGGAAGCACGCGCCCATGTCACTCCGGTGACACACGCCCTTCGGTGCGGCGATGCCGTACACGCGACGGAGGCCGTTGGAGTCCTCGTCGCCCACGGTGAGCGGCACCATCTTCGTCGGCTTGAAGTCGGCGAAGTACCCAGCGGGGAGGGCGGCGGAGCCAGCGGCAGCAGTGACAGCCTCGACGTCCTCCCCGGTGAGCGCCTCGGGTCGGACGGCAGTCTCCATGCCGTCGACACGCTCGAGGTCGCTGATGGAGCCGACCACCACGCCGTCGTGGTCGTTGTTCTCCGGGTCCCAGATGATCGGGATCGGGAGCAGTTCGTTGTCCCACTGGAGGGACCCGTACTTCAGCGTGCGGACGTCTCCGGTGTAGATCCCCTCGAACGTCACCGGGCCGGACACGCCGTAGCCGTCATCGTCCAGAGCGAGGCGAGCGTTGGAAAATGCAGCCGTGTCGACGATGGCGACGTGACGCGGACGGATGTCGGCGTTCAAGAAGATCTCGTTCGCCTCCTCCATCTTCTTCATCGCGGTCTCGTCGTCATCGTCCGGCCCCGGCTCCAGCGCGGCCAACCTCTCGGCGACCTCGGGGTGGAGGTCGTGCTTGATGGACACTGCCACTGCACCCTCGCGAAGAAGTTCCTGGACGCGGGCCACCAGCGCCTGAGTGCGAGGGTCCTCGGACTTGGAGAGGGTGCCGGTGCCGATGATGCCTGCGGTCTTCTTCCCCAGGTCATCCTCTTCCAGGCTCCAGTCCTCCGGAAGGTCGATGTCGCAGGAGAGGGCCTTCGCCCGCTTCTTGATGTGCGCCTTCGCCTTCGGCTTGTCCGAGGCGCGGCCGAACGCGGAGATCGCGTTCTTCAGGTCAGCGCAGTCGTGGATCGGGAAGGACCCGTCAGGCAGCGCCTCACCGTTCTTCGCCATCTTGTCCCGCTGCTCGGGCGAGTAGTCCTTGAAATCCACGCTGTCCACATCCTTGTCGTTGCGGCGTTCACGGCGCTCGGGGCGGGTGCCGTCGGGGCTGTACGGGCAGTCGGGCCAATCGTCGTACTTCTGAACGATCCTCTTGTAGATCGAGCAGATCTTCCGCTTGATGGCTTCCTTCTCGGCCTTAGATGCGCCCAGCATCTTCTCGAGACCGTGACCCCCCGACACGGCGGACATCCCACGGGGGACGATGTGCAAACCGCCGTCGCTCACGTCGGTGTACGGGAGTTTGTACGCCTGTCGGGTGTTGAGATCCATCTCAGTGTCGATGAAGAAGAACGCCTGACGGAGCTTCTCCTGATCGAGGGACCCATCTTCCTTCGTGGCCCACTCGAACACCCGATTCGTTGCAGCCTCGCCGTCCCACATCTCGTTACGACCGCCGATGGGGAGTTCGATGCTCCCTCCGACCTTGAACTCGCCGGCTTCCATCTCCAGCCACTCCATCAGTGCCTGCAAAGAGCGCGGACCGGGGAGCCTGCCTTGCTTGAGACGGCTGAAAGCGGCCTGATGGATCCCTACTTCCTCTGCAACCTCAGACCAGGAGAGAGGAATGCCGGAACCACGGGTCTCACGGGCGTCCTCGAGGGCTGCAAGTAGCGCGTAGACGTCCATGGGACGCAGGGTAGGGCTCAATCAGTGGGATTTGCAAGCCCTTGCAGCAGATTTGCAAGATCTGAGTCATCCATGACCACCGGGTCGGTGCTGTCCAGGGTCGCCAGCACATGCTCGGTGATCCCGTCGACGAGGTTGTCCCCCGCACACGAGCGAGGGCCTAGGAACAGGAGGCTGTCCGACACCACCGAGGCGGCATCGATCCCCGCGCTCTCCAAGGCTTGCAGTCCGACGTGAGCAGGCACCGCGTCGTTGGACAGGGAGGATGGCAAAGAGTCCCTGAGGACCTTGTGCGTGCGGGCCTTGGCTCCCAGCCTGTCCCTCGCCCTGAACGTGGCGACGTCGATCTTGCCACGCCATTCTGCAAGGACGGTGGGGTCGACAGACTTCTGGTCAGCAGGGGCACCGCTGGGGTCTTCACGATCAGCGCGTGCGGCCCGTTGGCGGGGGGTCTCAGTCGTCGGCGCGTGCCCGCCCTCCTCCGTCGGGTCCACGCCGATGACCATCCGGCGCGCCCGCTCCTCCTCCGACGGGGCCGCCCATTCCGGGATGCCGAGCACTTCGTTGAAGTAGGCCTCGCTGACGGTGCCCCGGTCGAAGGCGTCCTTCACGTCCTGGACCGTCGACCTCTTCGCCAGCAGCAGGGTCGGGTCCGGCTTGACCAGGATCTCCACGTCCGGGAACAGGGTGTTCAGCACGTCGGTCGCCACTTGCGCGACGATGTTGGCCGGAGGCTCGATGTGCGCCCGGTACGAGTTCTCCTCGACCTGGAAGGCGGTGGCTCGAGACTGAGCGCTCAGCCCGAGCAGGATCTCTGGGGGAATCGGCAGGCCGTACGCCAGCCGGTGGATCATGGCCTCCATACGGCCTTCGATGCGGGCGTCGTAGGGGAAGTCCGGAACCACCCACGACAGACCGCCCATGCCGCGACCGGATGCCATCGGCTCGACGAGTTCCTTCGCGCCGCGGAGATGCACCGGCCCCACGTCGGTCGGGTCCAGCATCTTGGCCCGGAGCGACTTGTCCCACTCCTCCCAGAAGTCTCCGCCTCCGGCGAAGTTCAGGCCGTCGGCCGAACCGAGGATACCGCGCATCCCCACCCGGTTCGCGGACTGAGCACGGCTCAGTCGTCCAAGCCAGTCCATGTCGGAGAGAATGGACAGCACCCCGAACAGGGGAGCGTCCGGCTGGTCAGGGTCGATCGGGCTGGGCCACAGTCCGCGGAGGACGTGCTCGGCCACCTTGAAGATCTCGTTCTGGTCGGGGTGGATGACAGACAGCACCCGCCAGCGGTCGTTCAGGTAGACGTAGAACAACTCACCCGCGACGTACAGGTTCGTCGTGACGAGCCGGACCATGCCGGTGTTCCAGCCGATGGAGCCCAGCACTTTCTCGCTCGCCTTGCCGTGCGGGTGCTTCGTCTGCCCCTGCCCGCCAGACACGACGGTGCGCCCGTCGGCCAGTTCCAGTTCCCAGTCCGTGCTCCCGTCGACGAAGACGTCCCACTGCATCCGGGACATCTGGTCTGCGGCCCACCCGACGATGTAGCGCACCTCGCCGACAGCCTCGCAGGACTGGTTCGTCGCCCCGTAGATACTCGTCTTCGGCGTCGCGGCCGCAGCCATCGCCGCCCCGTAAGATCCGTAGTAGCCCCACGCCTGGATCTGCTGCGCTCGGACAAGCGATGCGGGCGGTGTGTAGACCATGCGTCATTCTCCTTGAACGTACATGCCGATGATCCCGGCGATGGCGGCTGCGGCGAACGCGGTGATGATCGCCACGTCCAGGGGGTCGTGCAACAGGATCAAGGAGGGGATGATGGCGAACCATGCGCCCGAGCACCACGGACACATCAGCCACTTCTTCGACCATGGATGTCGATAGAGCCGGCGAGGAATCGGCGCGAACATGCCGTCCTCGTCATTGAGGTTGGCGTGCCACCAGACACTGAACAGCCCGGCGATCACGGCGACCGTGATCACAGCAGGTCGTCCAGCGACTCGGTCTTCAGGCTCTCATCCCACCACGACGTCATCGTCTCAGTGGAGACCTTGCACTTCGCGAGTTTGTACTGACACGACGAACCTCTGCGTCGCCACGTCACCTCGCCTTCCTCCATCACGCCGGTACCCCGAGATGCGCTCGAGTTCTTCACGACGAAGGATGCGTACGGGTCGGTAGAGCCGGCGATGAACACGACTCCGAGTCCTTGGTCGTTCAGGAGGATGCGACTCAGCCCGAACTTCCATCCTGGGCCAGCCACCGCCGCGATCAGGTCATGCGTCACGTTCATCCATCAGTCCTCTCAGAACCGGCCCATCCGCACGCTGCTGAGGGCCGAAGGGAGCCCGATCGGCCCGCCAGCCGGAACCATACTCCCACGGACGGTCGCCGTGTGCCGAGACCTCAGATACCACATCGCCCAGACCAGCGCGTCCACTCGGTCAGGAGACGCTCCAACCCCCGGTACCCACTCGCACATCTGGTCGATCAACTTCACCGACTGCGTCACCATGTGGACGATCTGCTCCTCGACTTCCCAGAGCAGGGCGATTGGCTCAGCCCTAGTCTTCTTCGACTTCGTCGCGTTCACCGTGTGAATCGGGAGCGCGTGGCCCGCGGAGTTGATCACCTCCTTCACCATCTGCCCGCCCTGATTGATCTCGGCGACCACTACTCCATCGTACGTGTCGGCGGCGTCCTTCACCCGCGCCGCCCAGATGTGCGGCGACGCCTCTTCAATACTTCGGTCGTCCAGGACATAGATGTGGCCCCCGGCGTCCTGCCCGACCACGACGATTCCGCACGTCCCGTTCCCGGTCGGCGGGTCAACCCCG